TAATTTCTTTGATAGCGTGTGTAGCATTTCCACCAGCAGAAGCACCCGCTGCACCAAGGGTAGCAGGAACGGCACCAAATTCAGCGTTAGTAACCCAAGTAGCAGTACCTGCTTCTGGATTCACTGGAATAGTCATCACGTTGGTTTGCATAGCAATGTTGCGGAACACAGGAGCCACAACTAAACGACGACGAACTTCAGCTTCTAAATTCAAAGAAACTTCTAATTCCCAGGTAGCAGAAGGAACGTGAGCACCATACTTTTCAGCATAAGCACGACCAGTACGTGTACCATCAACAGACTTACCAGCCATTTTAGCCAATAAAACTGCTTTTTCTTTATCAGCATAAGACATTGCGCCAGACTGATTGTCTGTGAAAGTCATACGTGATTTTTGGATAGCTTCTAATTCAGAAGCTTTTTCTTTCAGTGCAGCTTCTAAACCAGTTAAAACTGATTTGCTCTGCTCTGTTTGAGCTTCCAAACGTTTTTCAACTTCAGCTAATAAGCGCTCAGCACCTGTTTCGCCAGTTGAGATTTGTGCAGCAACAGCTGCTTTAACTTTAGCATCGAAGTCAGCGTTAGCTTTAGCGGCTGCAGCTTGTTCAGCAACAGCTTTAGTTTGAGCTTCGATAACAGCCTTAGCTGTAGATTCTGCGGCTTTAGTTGCAGCATCTGCTAGCATTTGTTCTAATTGTTTTGGATCCATGATGTTCCATTCCTTTATGATTTCGCTTTTTGCTTCCGTTGAGGATTCTAGCCCTTTAGCTGACTCGCTGTCGGGTGCAAATTGCAGTTTGAAAGATTTAAATTCTTCAGCATCTTCAAATGCTTTAGAAAGGCTAAATAGAGTATTTTGATTTGCTGGCACTGACACTACTGAAATTTCATGTAGTTCCAATTCTTTTACTACAAACAGCTCTGCAGCTGCATTGTATTCCGCGTCTATAATTCGGAATCCGATACTAAATGCGGTTAGTACACCGTCTTTTACAAGATTGTACACGTCTTCTGCTGCGTTTGAGATTCTGGCTTTAATCCATAGTCCCTTAGCATCAATTTTGTGTTCTACCATTCGGCCAACTGGCTCACTATGATCGTGATACGCTAAAATTACTGGATTTTTTAAGTAATTTTGTATACCCTTTTCCCAGACATTAGTTGGCACTACATCTCCTTGACGGTCCATATCATTGGTACTTGCGTATCCTGTGATATACACACTTTCTTGTGGATCTGTATCTCCTGGTAGAGCATCACTCTTTATAAAAGAACTGTTTAAATACAGGACTTTATTTTTATCTACCATAATTTTCCTTTATTGCTGAGTATCATCTGGTTTCTTACCCGGAGGTCTTCCTCCCAATGAGGGGTCAGCGGCCGAACCTGCAATATTAGCAGGGATTCTTATTTCGTCATGACCTGTCATTTCAGGATAACGTAATTCTATTCTAGCTTCGTTAGCAGTAATAATTCCTGCATTAACTAAAGTGGAGTAATATGCTGCTTGATCTTTTAATTCTGGTTGTAGTGCTGAAACAGTACTTGTAATTGCTTCTACATCATATCCGTAGTAGCGTTCAACAGCTGAAACAAATTTTCTTACAACAGGCAGTACTGTTTCTAAGTAAAATAATCGTAAGTTTGGAGAAATATTAGCGTTATTGCCACCAGCTAATAAAATAGGTGGTACACCAATAACTTGCATTAATTTTTCAGAATGTGTTTTAATAGACTCGTTAAAGTCCATTTCTCTAAAATTTGTGTCACTTACTGTGGCGGGTTTTAGTCCGCTATCTAAAATAACTGGACGTTTTCCACCTTGTTTTGAACTATATTTTTGTAGCCAGTACTGAATTGTTTTTTCTTTTGCGACTTGTGATAGTGTGTTTTCTGATGTTAATACTAATCCAAATACAGCACCGTTTTCAAAGTATTGTTCTTGGAATTGTAACATTGAGTATAGGGTAGCAATTGTTTTCTGCGAACTCTCTAATCGTGAACTACCACGATAGATTGACTGAGAGTTCAAGTCCCTAAAGTGAAACACTTCATTTTCAGGGAAAGTTACTGTACCATTGTATCTGTAACCACTAATAAATGTTTTGACGTCTGTCAAAATTTCTACATTGATTGATGGTAGGTGGTACATGAATGTACCGTCAAAATGTATAAATACATTTCCTTCTAGTATTAAGTCTGTAAAGATAGCTTGACGAAACTCTTGAATTGATTGATAAGGGTTTGGTCTGAAGTTTAATAAGTTGTGTAAAGTCTTTTGGCGAACACCATTAACAATACCATCATTTAACTTATCTTTAATGTCATAGTCCATTGAACTGCATGCCGATACCAACATATTAACCGAACGGTTAACAGCTTCAATCTTTTTGAAGGCTTGTTGATAAGTAATTACAGCAGTAGTACTAATCTGAGTACCCTCTGACTGTGCAATTCTACTCTGTGCTGGATTTAACTTTGTTATAATCCAGTCACGTGTATTCGATATAAAGCTCATGTTTTATCCTAAGTAAATTGGCTAAAGAATGATCCTGAGCTTGTTTTAGGAATAGGTTGACCACCGCCTGCAATCTTATCACGCTGAAGCTCGATCCATCGAACTTGCTTGGTCTCTGAACCAGTCATGGGAGTCTTACCATAAACACCGTGTAGTTGAATATGATGGCGATTACATAGGGTGTAAACTTGATCATATAACTCGCTACGGTGCGTATCGATAAATTCGTCACGAACAGCTAAGATGCCATCATCAGTAGAAATATCATAACTCATTCGGGCTGCCCAAGCGTTAACGAGAGTAGTTATAGAGTGAGTATGATGAAGTTCTAATTCAGCTTGAGTATTACAGATATAACAGTGATCTTGCTTTTCGTAAGCAGACTTGGCTCTATCTCTTATCCATTTAACTGCTATACGTTTATTGGTATTAGCGGCCATATTATTTCCTGTGGGTTTTTAAACCCAAGTATTCAATTAATAGTAATTATACTATATAAGCACAGAATTGTCAATATAAAAATTTTAGCACCCTTAAATGGTATAAGTGTACAGAGCATAGCGGACTGCATCAGCCATGTGACTATATTTATCATGCATAGGACGCTCGCGTTGTAACCCTTCACGTTGATCCCAACGATATTGATCAAACATAGCTCGTGTATGTGTACAATGAGGAGCTACTTTTAGTCTGCCTTGCTGTACTAAGGTCTGCACGTATGCAATACCAGGTAGCACATCTTTTTTGGCTTTAGTAGTTGAAATGTTATACAAGTAAGCAAGATCACTTGCAAACTGTGCAGCAGCACTATCAATAAATACTACTTCAACTCCGTGACGATCATTCAATTCCGCAAACTCTTTTGCGTGCTCAGCAGTAGTCTTCTCGGCTTTTAAGTATTCGTCTACTACCCAGAAACAGTCTGCACTATAATCATAAACAATTACACAAAATGCAGTCTCGTCTCTGTAACCTGGGTCACATCCTGCAATCGCTTCACCTTTGAGGTCTGCAGGTGGTTCACATACGTCAGTGTCTGCAAGTGAGTATATCTGACCCTCAAATGTAGTAAATGAGGCTAAATACTCTTGTTCGAACTCTGCGCGACTCATCGAACGCTTAGCTTCTGCAACATCCGATTCAGCCATACGGGTGTTTTCGGTGTAGTCTGCCTGAAGTGAGATCCACTCAGGAAAGTTAGGGTCAAAGCCGCGATTCCAAAATTGTGAAAACCAGTTGTTGCGACCGCGAGGAGTCGAGATAAAGATGGCTTTAGCTTGTGGCTTGTCGAGTGTAGGGCGTAGGGCTACATTAAAGGCAGCTTCACCACCTTCACCCAATGCAGCTTCGTCAAATATGATCAAGTCATAACTGCGACCGACCGTCGAATCTACTGTCGATAGTGATCCCATGCGAATGGTTGACCCATTTTCTAGCTCAATAATCTTGTCTTTTAAGTTATCGCGTGCAACTTCTAAATCAAAGTGTTTGATAAGTTTGCGTTGGAGTTCAAATGATATTGAAGATAAGTTATAGTTAGGTGAAATGATTAATACATTGCTACCAGGTACAAGTGTGACTAACTGACCAATAATATTGGCAATGTAAGTTTTGCCCAATCGCCTGGCGAGTGCAGCGCAGATAAAGCGGTATTTGGGATCATTAACTGCGTTTATTAGGGCAACCTGTGGACGATTGATTGTATCGTATACATCGAGCAGTTTTAGGTAATTTGTTATAGGTAGCTTAATAAACCTCTGTTGAGGGTCTATTTCTGTAATAGCATCTACATTGATATCTGGGCGACTGACTAGGAGCATTTACATTCCTTGCCAAACCACGGCTGAATATGTGCTAGTGCCATTACTAACCACATTAGTGGCATTTCTAAATGCATTCCGCCACAGTGACTAGGATTTGCGTATGATATATAAGCTAGTGCTAAGCATACTGGTGTTACGGACTTATTGAAAATATCTTTAATCATTGCTTGGTAGCCTTTGCTAATTCACGATAGCCACTGGTAGTGGGGTGTATTTTGTCGCTGCTTGGGGTAAATGGCAAGACTGTGTCGCTATACTGTTCGGCAATTTCGCGGACGTGTGATTGTATATGTGGTTTGATTGATGGTAAAATCCAAAACACTTTAGCAACACCAATCTTCTCACGTATGCGTTGCAGCTCAGCTTTAGTTCTAACTCCACTATGGTCAT